ATTTCGTCAGGTGATGGTTCGAAGTTTTCACTGATGGTAGTGTGATATTCCGTGAATGATTTCGGTAAACAACAAAACGCGCTCTCTTCGTTAAACAAATAGTTCATACAAATCGAAAACACAATCGTAATCAAGAGCGCAATATAAATATCACGCGTACCCATCCACGCCATTGCGAATATCAATATATCACGACTGAATGTATATTTCAAATACGACTCCATCGTCTTACTCAACTTGATTGTGACGAATTTCGACGATATATTTAGAGTGATGATAATCAACCCCGCAAACAATTTGCTCTGATTCAACGACGTGATATTGTTGTGAATATACTCGAATAAATTCGTAAACGGTTTCCAAAACGCGTCGCCCCCGGTGGACAACTTGGATTTGCTCGATTTCGTTAAGGCTTTACCCATCCACTCTGATGTGTATTCTATATTGTATTTAGTGATATTTTATGATAAGAAAGAAAAATAGGGCTTATTGGCGATAGGACTTATGACGTAGTAAATTCGCGTAGATTCGGGATATATCCGTAAATAGTGCCCGTTGTTTGTGTGAATGCGTCTTGGATGACTTTCGAATACGTTTCCATGACATCATTTGACCGGACAGGGGCTTGTAATTGCGCTTCCAAACGGATTTTCTCTTCGATTATCGAAAAAGAACACGTGGGATCACACGGATTACATTTATGGAATTCATTGTCGAATTTGATTTCTCTAAATACGTGGTCAGACATTTCGGGATGTACATCCATACCACGGTGTACCAGTCTCCCGTTTTCGCAATTGTCTTTTCGGAATATAGCCATCAATTCCGCCTTCTTGTCTTTTCGATCCAAGACATCTTCTGTAAGACTACGATACGAACGCACGGGAATATAGGAATACAATGCGGGGTCATTTGCCTGGAATCCTTCTGTAAGCTTGTTGGCTTCTGTCTCGAGGTCGGCGATGGTCGTTCTGCCATTTGCTGAAGCATACTCTCGATGTTTTCCGTTTTCATTTATCACTGCACTCATTTCCATCATTTGTTGTTCCATCCATTCGCCACGTTCGATATTTAGGATTTCTTCGACAAAATCGGTTTGGTAATATACCAAAATCAACAAACAAACAAACAACCCATACATTGGATTCACCAATGTATAAAACGTGATAATACAAAGCGCGACGAATTTCCCTAAAGTCGACCCACTTATTAATACAAAATCACGGGGATACGATGCAAACAAATATACGATAAAAATCGGTATAAAATCGACACACAACTCTTGAATATTCATTATATATTAGATATATATTCTATCGGTTTATACCGACGAACAAACGAAAAAACAAACAAACACATGTAAAACAGCGTAAAATCTCAAGAACAAACATCAAGTATCGATGTCTGTTCTTGAGATTTTCCTCGTATTCCTTCGACTTCGTCTCCGGAATACTTCACAAAATAAATATCTACTCCTTTTTTAAGTATAACGTATTTTTTTTGTGGATGTCATCTTTATTGTCGACAGCATCCGTTTGGGAACCGTCTGAGAATACTGTATTAAAAAAACGAACACCCACTATGAACATCAACGCAAATATTCGGAAAACGGTGAAAAACCGTGCGCGCGAGTCCGAATATTCTCGTGGTGAATACTCGCCCGCCGAATATGCTGGAGGAGATGGGAATGAAAAAACACTTACTATGGGCAGTGGCAACTCCAGTGCGCCAATGTCCATCGCCGAATTACAACACCATAACACGCAAAAACAATCGAGAGTGAATGATATGCTCAACCATATCACCAGCGTGAATGCCCAAAATGCCGGTAGCAGATTGTCCGATTTTGTTCCTTTGTCCAATCCGTCCACCACCATGTTGAAACCCGATATGTCCGAAGCCACCAATCCATTATTACCAAAAAACACCGCATCTCCCGATTCTACCGTTCGAGGTGCTCCTGGAAATATTTATTCGCCCAATGAATCGTCTTTAGGAAAATATAGCAATTATCGGGCAGTTCACGACCCATCCAATCTACTTCGTCCATCGGCAAACACACCCTATTATGCTAAAATGGGTATCGGGAAATCCGAGAGTGGTGACCGTATGATGGAAAAAATCAACTATATGATTCGACTTTTAGAAGAACAACAACTCGAAAAAACCAACAACATCACCGAAGAATTTATTTTGTATTCTTTATTGGGGGTATTTGTGATTTATGTGGTCGACTCCTTCTCGCGTGCGGGCAAATATATGCGGTAAATTCTCCGGAATAACAATATATGTAGGTACATACGATGTCGGCAACTCGGATGGGATAGATTCATTTATCTTTATATTGTAAGAACGCACTCACAATATAAAATGAAACATACGAAAAAACGTCAGACTAGACGTCTTCGTAGACAAACACACAAACTCCGACATACCAACTCGAATATCAATACAATGACTCCCGATGAAAAGATGGAATTGTCGAAACAAATTCGAGAGTATTCTTCGGAAGATATCGCGAAAGATTATGTCCGGTTGCGCGATATTGGATGTCACGCCAAAGATCAATCCACGAAAATGTTGGTGGGAAATCGAGTAGTAGATGCTTTCACGTTCACCGAACGACTAAACACGATTGGTTCGAAAGGTATTAGTTTCTATGATTTCTGGAAAAATCGGGAGTTTTACTCTCGAAAAAAATACGTGAAAAAATACTTGGCGTTTGCCAATCGACAACACAACCAAACCACCGCCAAAGTATGGTATAATTTGTACCGATTCTATTTCACGTCGATCAATTGTTTTCGTCCATTAGTCGCAATGGAATATTATTGTATGTTTTCGCCGAAATGTGTCTTGGATATGACTGCCGGATGGGGCGGACGATTGGTTGGCGCATGTGCTCTCGATATTCCAAACTATATTGGTATTGATAATAACCTCGCGCTAAAAGAACCGTACGGGAAATTGTGTGCGTTCTTACAACCCCAAACCAAAACGCATATTGATATGCGGTTTTGTGATGCTTTAACGGTGGATTATTCTGTGTTGAAATATGATATGGTATTCACTAGTCCGCCATATTATGATTTAGAACAATACGGAACGCGAGAATCGACTATGGAGCGAACGAAAGAGGAATGGGATAATACGTTTTATCGACCACTTTTTCGAGAGACATATCGACATTTAGCAAAAGGGGGACATTATTGTTTGAATATTCCAGTGGAAATTTTCGAGAGAGTGTGCCGAGATATTCTTGGTGAACCTTGGAAACGCGTTTCACTTAAGAAAAGCGATAGACAACAAACCGATTCTTCCAAAAAGTACGTCGAATATGTCTATATTTGGAAAAAATAAACTTTGGTTCGTGTATAATTTATTTGTATATTCTATACGATAATTAATAGTATGACTACTATTGTTAAAAAAATTAAGAAGGAAATGAATAATCTTACATCCCTCAAATCGACAACAATAACTGAACATAATAAGGTTCTTCTCAATGATGACGGGACTGTCTACTATGCTACATTATCCAATTGTGTTGATTTATATTTGTATGATGATTCAAAACCTCCCGTACAAGGAATTAAGGCTAAAAATACTGACTTTAATCTAAAAGTGAAATTGGGATTGTATAAAGGTGCTTATACTAATGGTTCAATGAACAGACAAACATATTTATTGTTTGATCTTGATACAAAAAAACTTCTTATTCTAAAGGATGATATAAAAGAGATTGAAGCAGATGGTGCTACTCCTCTCGTCAGTCAAGTCGCAGGTCAAGAAGTCGCAGGTCAATCTAGTGCCAGTAATTCATCCACCGTTCCAGCCGACGGTATACCCCCCAACGCTAGCCAACTACAAAACACACTCAATAAATCCCAATCCCAACTCGAAAATAATAAAATTAGTAATTTACAAGAATTAGAAAACCCAACAAATAACATCCTACAACCCCCTATAAGTTCACAAAAGAGTGTCCATGCTTTCGATAGCGCATTTGATGATCCAGGTGAGAATGTCGACGATGACGAATCCATCGATCTAACCAAATACGGCAATGACCAATCCGGAAAAGACACCAACATTAAACCCGGCAGTGGAGGAGGAAAAAGAAGAACCTCAAGAAGAGGTGGTGCTAGCAAGAAACGCGTCTCGAAAAAAGAGAGAAAGACCCGCAAAGCAAAACGCGCTGGCAGAAAAGCCTAAAAACGATACTCTACGCTACTACAAAACATCGACTCGTATCCACAGGCATTTTCGGAGAAACGTAATTATACAAATATAACGCGCCATGCGTTTCCAATACCGAATGATGATACTCTCGCCATTTCGATAAAATGAGTTGGTTATGTCCTATCGACGACATCCGTATCATTTTATATCGCCGGTTTTCTTTGAGTATATCGCGCAACGAATGGGCGAATCCCGACATAAATATTCGTGGATTGTCTGTGTTTTGAATCGACGCTACAAATTCGAGAGTGTCTCCGTCCAATTCTTCGTAATGTATCTCTGCATTACGAAAAATGTATATCGCGTATAAATGTTCCCCCTTTTTCAGACAAAACAAAAACAATTCCCGTTTTTCCAACAACGCCAACATATTTCCAATATCGGGCAAAATACATACCGAAAACATCGAGAGTTTTTGCGGGTTTGTCAATAAATGGTATATATCATGAACCAAATCCGTATTGTGTTTTACGACTCTCGAAATTGTGAAGGATGATGGTAATGGCGTTATGTCCAAATTGCGCATATAATACGTATAGACCATATACGGAATAAACGGCACCACACCTTCACATAGCGCTCCCTCTTTCCGAAACAACGATACCGGTATTAGGGGATTACGAATCCTACGATTGTATTCGTGTGTCTGAAACAACCGCTCTGCTACGCGACCTCCCCCCGACTCCCTGTGAATACACATATATTCGGTGAAATACGCCTCGATGTGTGTAGGCGATACATCGCTGAAATATAGATGGATGAGTCGCGAAAGGATGGTGCCAGTGACATGTCCGTTGTTGGCATGTCCACCGTTTATGATGTGTCCGTCCATTTCGCGATGGACAGATACGAAGGAGGGTGCGTTGTGTCCGGACATATAGGTATCGAGGACGGCAACCGAAAGAGTGGATAATAGACGGTCGGTGGGAATGTAATGGCTTTGTAGAAACACGGCAATTTGTTGTTTTTCGGGAGTCGATACTCTCGAATAATCGATAGTAGACACTTTAGATTCTTTGTCGTAGAATTGCGACTTGTATGGCAATTTATGGATGATATGACCTTCTCGTGTACCCCAACGGCGCCAATAATCATAGGTATGAACTACGGGTTGTGTATTCCAAAACGGATACCGGATTTTAATATAGACAAACAATACCACCCATACAAAACAAAAGGCAACGACATAATAGTTTGGATGAATGGTCGAGAGTATTTCGAATATACGCACAACCACGGCTTTACCGATTTCGGAAAACGGCGGGAACAATCGTTGAGATGAATATTCTGGCGATACTCTCGGAAATGTGATATTTTGATAGAGATAAGAAACCGTTTTTGAAAAGATACGTGTGATATCGTCCATCCAGTGTTGTATTGTGTTTGTTGGTTCTTGTTGTATTTGTATGTATTTGTTTTTGTGATTTTACGATTTCGAGAGTTGGAAAATTGAACATCTTTTTATTTTGGTAGTTTATCCTAAACAATCTATGAATCATACTATCTATACTATCCTACCTCTTTCGAACAAAAAATGGGAGCAAACTACACTATTCTGAAAACGTTGGAAGTTTCGTTTGTTGACAGAAAAACCGGAAAAATATATCCGGAAGAAACAATTATCCAAATTAGCAACAATGTTTGTCGCGAATATGATTATCCGATTTCGTATTATCAAGCATACAAACCAGATTCATCTGGCAATAATCCATACGATACATATGCGTCAGAGTTATTGAAGGGACATATTCAATAACTATACGGAAATTTCGAGAGTCTGTCTATCAAAACAACATAAACATACATCTATATGTTTATGTATCAGATTCGTGTTTTTCAGAAAATGCATTTTATTACCAAACATATTACCAAACTCTTTACCCGTTTCACACCATTCGCACAAGAAAAAAAAGTATTAGGTCGATGGGCAATCGATTATTGTGATAAGAAAACAAACAATAAAATAGATTTATCGAATGAAGACCACTGTGGACCATGTGGGCAATATATGTTAGGCAAAAACGAATCAAATATCAATACAATACAAATACGACAAACGAATGCCATTATGATTATTCCAAATAAACCTTTATAAAAAACGAAAAATCGAGAGTCTATACTCTCTATTTTTTATTGTATTCGTCGGTGTTTTATATTTTTTGGAAAATATACACATTTTGATGGGCGTCTCCATTGTATTCTTTCATACTAAACATACCATAACTTACGAATCGACATAAATGCGCGGTTTCGATAATGTTTTTTTCAGGTTCGAATACGAGAGTATGTTCGTTCTCTCGAATATTGCCGGTTTCTTTGTCAGTAAAGGTTTCGGTATGAACGGTTCTCCCGGTTTGGTCGGCTTTTGTGAAATCGTATGCGGATTTGTATTTGAAATCCGCGAAATCAATCACGGTATCCGTAATGCGTTCTTTCGCGTATTCTTGCGGGTTTTCCAACAACGCGGGTTTTCCAGCGGGAACAATCGGGTCGAATTTGGTTGCGTTCACCGTATGGACGACTAAATATCCCCCAGGTACAAGCCAGTGATAACAATTGCGGAAAAACGCGACCTTGTCGGGGAATTCGTAGATGGTTTTATTGAGACACAAAATATGGGTAAAGGTTTCGCGGTCGTATGCCATCGAATCGTTGGCATCGCCCAATTTGATTTGCGATTGGGGATATTTTTGTTTGGAAAATTCCACCATCGCTTGGGATTTGTCTACTCCAAACGCGCGATATCCGGCTTCGCGCAATACATCGACCATACATCCGGTTCCACACCCGACGTCGAGAATCACGCTGTTGGTTTTGTCGGGTTGGGTCGTTTCGACGATTTGTTTCATTTCGTAGGGACACCGTTTGTCGGTTTTGTGTAAATAATCGTAGATGGCGACATAAAAGGGGTCGTATTTGTCGGTATCGCGCTGTAAGACATAACGTTCGTTTTGGGAAAACCCCTCGGTGTGTTGGGTTGGCATATATTTGTTTTTATACATCATCATACCCATCATGATTGCTAAAACAATCAATAACTTTAACCATCTAGCGTTTGTTTGTTTCGAAGCGATAAACGAGAGTAGTTGTTTGAATAATTTCATTTATAGTGTAAAATATGTATTATTTATAAATTATACACATTTTTTATCCGAGACCATTCGAAAATGATTTGTCGATTATCGTTGGTCTTCCGTACTTCCTCGTAATTGGGTTCGGGTATGGTTATACATTCGGTCTAGTCCGACTCCTTGGTTCATTGCCGGTGTAGTGGTGTATTGTTGTCTATCGAACAATAGAGGATGGGTTTGTGTTTCGGCACGTCCGACGGCATGTACATTGTATAAATCACTATTGGAAGCGGGAACGTATACCCCTTGTTCGGCACCACGCTGTAGAGCAACGGTTTGGTTGCGGAGAATGGTTTCGGTATCGACATTTGCTAAATACGATGAGACGGGGCCGTTGCGGGTAGCGGGATTGAAATTGTTGGCGACGGAATGGCGGGACATTTCGCGGACGGGTTCGGTTGCGGGTGTGCGTCGTTCGATCACGGGAAAAAGGGCGTATTTGGTGGGAACAGGACGGGGACTAAAATTGGGTTGTAATTCGCGGTCGGGGAAATGGCGGGAAGCATATCGTTCGTTGAGTTCTTCCACACGGTCGAATTGGCCGGCAATGAGTCCTTCGTGAACACCAAATAGTTTTTGCTCGGTTTCGTTTGTATTCATATGTATATTTATATACATAGAGAGTATTATTTTGCGAAGAACTCCGTACGCAACGCGGAAGGAGTTCAAACTATTTACGGAGTCCTCCTGACGTAGTAAATTGCATGGGTGGGCGCAGAGTGATATGTTCAGACCTAGCGATCAAATTTATAAATGCAAACTCTTTCAAAGGCACTGACGTTTTGCCAAAGGCACTGACGTTTTGCCAAAGGCACTGACGTTTTGCCAAATTTGTGCATATATCGTTCACCCGTTTACGATAATTTATCACAATATACTACTATACAATGGACGCATACACCTACGACACGTTTGATACCGTTCTTTCGTTAAATGAGAAACCAATAGAATTGTATATTACACCATTAACACCATATTTAATATGTAATCATTACCTTTCGACTGAACTACACAAACACAATGGGAAATATGTTCACTATGAATTGAATGTGAAAGCAAACGATTTATTTACGAACCAAAACTACCATGATATACAAGACCTCGATATTGTTCAAGTTCAAGTCGACCATTTTGATTTTTTCTATGATACGGTATTGCCGATACTACATAACAACCATAAACGTGTCATACTCATCACATCACAATGGCATCTTCCGCAAATCACACAAAACCACAAAACCGACCATTTGTTGAATCATCCCGCTATTTTTTTATGGATATCGCAAAATCCCATATACACCAATCATACAAACTATATGGCGTTTCCATACGGAATACATCACCATCAGTTGGAAAAATATATCGAGTTCGTCCAGAGCGAACATTCGACGGATAAAAAAGAGATACGCATATTAAACCAGTACGCATCGGTTCACGGACATTTACCCCAGAATCATATACGACGAAACGTGGATATATTTGGCAGAAATAGCGGACCACTTATGAATTATTCCGATTATCTAACCGCTATATCGAAATCCGAATTTGTTATTTCAACCCCGGGTGATCGAGAGGATTGTTATAGACATTATGAATGTATTGGATTACACGCTATTCCAGTATCCAATATTGGGGGTGGATACAAAGACCTTTTCGGGGAAAATATGGTGTATTCGAATAGCGACGAAATGGTACGTATGGTTCAAGACAAACATGTTCCGTATGAATATAACCCCCCAAATAGAGATATAATCACTATTTCGTATTGGCTATATAAAATACGCGAACGTGTCGAACGATTGCGAAGAACTCTGGACGTAGTATAAAAAAAGGTGGGTGTACACCCGGTGTATCCTTTTTTATTTTGTTTTTGGTTTTTGGTTTTTATTTTGTTTTTATATGATACTGTTTAGGACGCTAAATAATCAATGACAATGACTCCTTCTTCTGTTTGTTTTATTTTTCGGTTTTCTGTCTGGTTGAAATAATTGAGCACGCGTAAAATCCCTTCGACATTGTCGCCCAAGACTGCCATACTACGAACACACGAATGGCAACAATATCCTCGAAACGTGTTTGTTGTAGGACAGTGGTCCATTACCAACGGAGTTTCTTTGGTATTACAAATCGCACACATCGTCGGTTCTTCTAGAGGAACTTCGTCAAAATCATTTGTGGTAAATGTTTTACGTGTCTCTTTTGCTTTTTGGTTTGCGTCAGCCCGTTGTTTTGCGTCAGCCCGTTGTTTTGCGTTAGTATACGCTTGAATACAATCCGTGCACGTGTCATGACGCAAACGATATCCCCAACAGTTAAACGCCGATATGTTTCCTTGCTGTTCGTCGTATCCGGCATTCATTTGTGGATATTCGGATAGGCGTTTCGCCTCAATACAACCGGCACATATTTTCATTTGGTAAAATGCCCATTCATATTCTTGCTCGGGCGATGTAAATACGGCTTTGTCTTGTTCTAGGATATAATGTTCTCTTTCTGTTTCGGTGAAGGTAGGAATAGACAAAATGATCATCTCTTCTAATTCGCGGATTTTATTTTGAATATCCGAGAGTTCGTCGTGGACGGACGACATACCGTTTGAAAATCGTTTCATACCATTTTCAAACTTTTGGGACAATTCATCTATAACTGAATATTCATCGTCGGACACAGAGTCGGATGAGTCGTATTCATCTTCCGTAATGGATTCTTTACGCATACCGTATGTGTAGGTTGTATCGTAATAAAAGTCAGTCATTGTTTTGTTTTGTTGGTTTTTAGTGTTGTGGGTATTAAGGCATGTATGAGTTGAGGGATTTGCTACAAAATAAAAAGCCATTCAATTTTGTTTAGAAAAATTGATTTGCTTTTTATTTCTAGAACTAATAGACAACAAATTCCAAAGAGATATATCAACA